GAGCCAGATCTACTTCTTCAGTAAGCTGTCCAAATTTCGAATTCACAGAAGATATGGAACACTTGCCTGTTTCACCTTTCACTGAGATTTCTATCTCTTTATCTAAAGAATTAACCTCTTTTAAGAATGAGATATGCCTCTCTAGAATTTCTCTTGTACCTTCACCAAGTACTATTTCTCTAAACTCTGAAGAACTTGAATCAGGTAAATACTGGTGCAAATCTGGATACTCTCCAACAAAAAGTAGGGAGGAGATACAAGTACCATCCTTCAGAAGAAAGGTGAACTCTTTGTTTGAACTGCAGTAGATCTCTGAAATAGTATCTTTATTTCTAGCCAGTAGCTCTATCAGCTTAACAGGAAATGAACAATCATAAGCTAAAACTTCTTTATCAAGAGTGTACATCGCTATTCTATATCTGTCAGAACTAAAAAGCATATCCCCTGTAAGATATACTCCACACACCGGACCTGCCGTTTCATCTTTAGAAACAAAAGGTGAACACGAAACTAGTCCTTCAATTAACTCTGATAATTGATTAGAAGAGATAATTATTCTGCTCTCTTCAGGATGGGGAGTTTCTAAGAACTTTACATCTTTTAGTACAGAGAATGAACCTTTTAGCTTATTCGTTCTAACGCGTAAACAGGTATCAGTACACTCTAACTCAATCTCATCATCTCTTAAACTTCTCAACAAAGAAATGAAGGGATCAGCAGGTATGCCGCATGTAACACCAGTATCCTGAGCACATGCACAATCAATCAGCATAACACCATTCGTTGCTTGTATTCTTTTCCCATCTATTTTAATACATTGGTACTCAGGAACTAAGACGTTAACACCAACTGCAGGCATAACTTTTTCTAAACTTTCGAGAAAAACAGTTCTATTTATCTTCATAACTACCCTTTCTTAAAAAAGAGGCTTACTTCTTTTAGAACCTAACAAGGTTTGAAACTCCTTATCCAGTCGGAGTTGCTCAAAGTAGTAAATATTGACCTTCATTCTTTCCAAGTTATCAACTTTAAGTTGTTCAGGATCAACTCCCACTTCACTAAAGTACTGCTCTATCCTTTCAATTACCTTTGCTGAGTAAGCAATAGTATAATGGGGGGTCTTCGATTCTTTGATCAGTGAAATATCAGAAACAGAAACTATTAAAGAAGGAGCACAGTAGTTAAACTTCCTTTTTATTGGGTCATAAGAAGGGACCATCACATTGCCATAGGCAGCGTGCTTTAACCACGTAGTGCTGTCGCAGCTTTGCCACTTAAACCTCCTCATAAGGTTAACAGAAGTAACTGCAAACCCATGTACTTTTATGTTTGGCTTCTTTCTCGCAATGTACTCAAACGCTTTGTTACCTAGAGAATTAACAAACTGTTGAAGTGTAATTCCTCCAGCAACTCCCCCTATCCCTATATAATCGTAGTTGTCAATATAATGCTCTAACCACTTGAAATCTTCACCATAATGAAAAACCGGAATTGGTCTCAAGCCATGTTTTTCCATGTACTGTTGATTCTCAAAAGATTCCTCAGCATTATAAATAATATCAAGATTAACATATCCCATCAACTGATTTTTATACTTATGAATAAATTCAATGTACTCGTCTAAGTATTTTCTAACATCAGGATTCTTATTAAAACTCCAATCAGTAAAAAATTGAGCTGCTCCGCTCTTTTTAAAGGAGAAAAGTATTTTTTGATTTGTAGATAATCTAGTTTCAAATTCTTCTTCAGTAAATTCAACCTTATCTTTCTTTTCAGTCTTAACAGTTGATCCAGTATTAATAAGGCCCGCCTGGGCATTTAGAAGAGAGTGGGCACCTGAATCTAAGAAAATTTTCACGTCAGGATTAGCATCAAGAAGTTTAACAAGTTCTCGTTTTTTCCAGAAAGTTTCTAGACTCGTTGCTCTACCTTTTCTGAGAACCTCATTAAGATTGTATTGCTTATTTCTGCTAGCCCCTGCTGTAAGCAGGTTAGCAAGGTGGATCTGCTGAACACTCATTTAAGTATTCCTTAAAAACTAATTATTTGAATAACAAAGGAGCTAAGTGAGGAGTAGACTTAGCCCATTCAATAACATCAGGAAGAACTGTATCTATTTCAAAATAAGTTGTCTACTGAAAAAGTCGAGTTAATTTTCGAACTACCCCAGAAATAGATGTACTAGTAGCAGGATGTAGTTTACACAAAGCTCCTCTCTTCCCATCGGGTCTCAAGAATGACCAGCCTCTTCCAAACTTCCGTTGATTAAGTACATTTGGTCTGTCCTTATTCTTAAAAATACAAAATCTAATTAACTCAAAATCACACGAGAAGGGTTGAAGCCCATGTATCTTACATCTTCCTGTACTCTTATCAACATATCTACAAAAGTGATCAGTATGGTCATCTTGAAGATCAGAAAAGATTGTAAATAATTTATCGTTTACAAGTATTTCTCTCTCTTGAATGTGAGAACTATCAGGACGATTCTCAAAAGGAAGATAATCTAGTGAAAATCTAGGACAGCATCCTGCACAGTTCTCTGGACAGTCAAAGCCTCTAAACAGCCCTGAGCTAATTCGAGGAGGCTTCGGGGTAAGAGTTCGTCCTTTGTAGAGTACAGGAGATCTACACACTCCTTGAACATATGATGTGAATATCTTATCAATCGAATCGACAAACAAAGCTAAACCACCTCATACTCTTTCATTCTCATTAGCAGTTTTAGTTGTACAAGGAAATCTTTACTTCTCTTAGTCATTCTTCCTTTTCTCTCCCCACTCCTTCTCAACAATTAACATGTTTTTTACACCAGAAGCCCATTCATCTTCGGTAAGAGAGGGATCAGCTATGTTATTTTGGTAAAAAGCACCTATTCGCTCTTCACAAGTACTGCACTTGAGACACGGTCGGTCTTTACCATTATAACATGTCCAACTTAGATCAAAAGGTGCTTCAATCTTGAGCCCTTCTGCTACAACCTCTGCTTTTGTTATGTTCACAAAAGGAGCGTAAACGTAGATTTTTTCATATGTTCCTATCTCAGAAGTATGAGACATTGAAGAGATAAACTCAGGCAAACAATCTTTGTAGACAGCATGGTCCCCTGCATGAGTAGCAATAGCAACACACTCTGCCCCTACACTTTCTGCGAATCCTACTGCTATCGATAACATTATACCATTTCTAAAGGGCACGACTGTTCTTCTCATACTCTCATCAGCATAGTGTCCCTCAGGTACATCCCCGCCCGACTTAAGAAGATCTGACTTGAACAACTCGTTCACAAAAGGAAGGTCAACAAGAACAAGTTCTATATTAAGTTTACTGCATACTTTATGTGCAGCCTCTCTTTCTTTGACATTATGCTTTGACCCATAGCTAAAATTCAGAGCTACAACTTCATCAAATTCTTTTATACATTTTGTTAGGAGAACTGTTGAATCCAATCCTCCGCTGTAAACAACTACAACTTTACTCATTACTTGCCTCCTTTCCCAAAATATCCCTTTTTTCTTAACCTTTCAAGTTCCTTTCTAATCCACTTTATAGTAACATGATCTTTTACTTCCAGAAGTTGCTGCTCCAACCATTCCCTTGTCATAGAATTTACATAATTTTCTTCATCATCGTAGTTAAACTTAATATCCCCTCCCCTATCCTCACTATACTGAAATAACCTTCTCCATTTCCTTTGCTTCTCTCTTAAATATCCAATATACTGTTTACAACAAATAACTATCTTTACTCTTTGAATTTTTTGCAATCTAGAAATCCTACCAACAACCTTCTTTAAAGCATTCCAAATTAATAGTACAATTAAACCACTCATACCAGCTATTAATACTGCAGTCATTTCTTATCTCCTCAAAAAACCAAACTTGTAAACACCTTCTTTCATGCTATCTTCAAACTTCTTATACATTTGCACAAACTCATCATAGTCCTCCTTGAAGTGCTGCTTCAACATAGGCTTCAACTGTACCCATCCTGCATCCCAAGCATTCAAATGTTTTTCGAGTGCAGGGTTCATGATAAGCCTTTCCTGTCTTCACATATCCTTTCATCAAAATATTCTTTTTTGTCTTTCTTTTTGTTCATCTTTTACCCGCTTCTCTGCCGTTTTACAGTACTCCTCTGATAAGTCTATACCAATATATTTTCTTCCTAACTTATATGATACCAATGTAGTAGTTCCTGCACCATTAAATGGATCTAAAACAATATCATCTTGATAACTAAATAACTTTAAGAGTCTTATAACTAGTTCTTCTGGAAACATAGCCGGGTGACCAAATTTTTTCATATTTTTTTCTACACCTATATTCCATTTTGCATAGACCCAATTCTTAAACTGATCTCCTGTAATATCTATCTTATTTTTGTCGCCTCTTTTCATACGGGATTCTTTACAAAATATCTCAATAAATTCCCAAGTATATTTGAAGTAAGGACTACTTGGACTTTTCCAGCTGCCCCAAGTAGTATATCTACAATTATAATTATGTTTATCCCAGAGTATTTCTCCTTTCCAAAGTAATCCCATTTCTGTAAGCTGTTTTGAGATAATATGATGTGTAGGAATATACTCCGAAAACAGAGGCTGAATATTAATACAGAATCTTCCAGTAGGTTTTAGAACACGATAGCATTCTTTCCAGATTTTACTCATTTTACTGAAGTAATCCGGCCAATCCATGTCATCTTTATCTCTATCATTCTTGTAATCTAATCCAAAGTTGTAAGGAGGTGATGTTACAATAATATCAACAAAGTCATCAGGAAAATCTTTCAGTATGTTTCCACTGTCACCACAAATAATTTTATCAATTATAGCAGAAATACCCGCCTCATCAGCTTCAAGTTTTGGTACAGTTGAGTACTTCCTTTCCATTTCAACTTCCTTTTTTAGAATATAATTAGTAATTTTTCTCTAAAAGAGTTTATATAAGTTTGCCATTTGTAGTACAGGTTAGTTTGTAGATGAAGTAAGTTCTAGACATATTCTATTCCCCAATAAAAACAGTTCTTTTTAATTATTATACTGTTTTATGAGGTAGTTTTAGGTGTTAATTCCTGTTCTATGTTATGCAGCATCAAAATATCTTCAAAGATTTCTTGGTGCAAAGATTCATCTGAAACATATAGTTTAATTACACTTAAAACATCAGTATAGTTTAGGGAAATAACATCTCCCATAGGTCCAATTAGTAATTGACTACGTACCTTTGAATATAAGTTGATTAACTCATCATACTCTTCTGGCAATTCAACCCAACAATTTTCACAAGGAGGCTCCTTATCTTTTTCCTCATGAATTCTTATGCAGTCCTTACAGTCTACTTTTGTGAATTGCCATCCAAACCATTTTTTAGTGCTTCTTTTTGTGCTTCTGATCTTGCCTGTTCAATTGTAGCATTCTTTTCAGTTAGCTGTTCGAGACAAGCACTAACAAACTTAACAAAATCAAGAGAGCGCATCAACTTAGTTTTACCTATAGCATTGCATTCTATGGGTTCTCCATCAAGTTCAACTTTTTCCCAAGAAATAATACAATATTGAAAAGTGAGTTTCTGAGCTAGATCTTCGTCTACTTCTTTTACATCAACTAGTTGTCCTCGAATGGGCTTTCTGGTTTTCGTAGTTGTCTTCTTTGTAATGTTGTTTGATTCATCTACTGAAAGTTCTCGAAGACAAACTCCACCTAACTCTTCATTACTTGGATCAAAGTAGAAAAATGTTCCTTCATTCTTTATGCTAAAATTTGCCATGATCACATCCTCTCAAAAAGGGTTTCTAAAATAGTTTCTACAAATTATGCAGCTATCGTAGTGAACGTTTTGTCAATACCATAAGTTTCCGTTAGTTCAGAATCTGTAGTTCTTGCAACAGCTCTGTAGTGATAAGTAGTCTCAGGAGTTAAACCTGTAAGAGCATTGTCAAACAATCCTGTTTCATCCATGTTATTTTTATCAGCAGAAGTATCTGAACCGTACTCATCCGTAGTACCATACTCAAAGTAGCAATCAACATCCGCTTCCTCACCAAGACTGGTAAGATTACCAAGCAGAGTTACTGTTTCATCAGCTACATCAATATCACCTATTGTAGCAACAGCAACTTGAGTTGTGCTCGTACTAAATTTCATTCTTCCACTAACTTTTAAGGTATAATTTATTGTAACTATACCTGCCTTATCACAACCAACTTCATCTGCTTTTGTAACTGTGCAGTATGATGGATGAGCTGTGTTTGGATCTGGAGAGTAGTATTTCTCATCTTCCAGATCGACATACAATCTGATGTCAGTTAACTCTTCTGCATTATCATACGCATCTTTTAACACCTGTTGTCCTGCATCTACATCCTGTAAGAACTTACCACTCATAGTGATTTCTCCACCTTCACTCTGCAGTGGGGCGAAAGACTTATCCTCATCACCAAATTCGGAGTCATCGTTCAAATCACGAGTAGATCCACCATAATTCCAAGTAGCCATACCACAAACTACTAAATCACCAATTGTAACTTTTCCCTTATATCCAGGTTTACCGGTCGTGCTCGACATATTATGTCCTTTCAATAAAAATTGTTATTTACGTTGTTTTTTGAATTACAAATCTATATTGCATCATAAAATCCCAAACTTTCTTTCCTTCCACCTCCCATCTGTTTAATGCTGCACCAGGTTCTCTTGTAAGACTTACTGATTCGTAGTTTTCGATTGGAATATCTACGAAATCAAATGAATCTTTTATAGCTTGAAACAAATCACATGCTTCTCCGGAATCACTAGAAGAAGAGTATATGTTAAACTGAATCAAACAGTTCTCATCGTTCTCAGTAAATGTCCATTCAGAACTATCAGATATCAATCTCATTACCACATAAGGAAATACAGCTTTTGAAGGAGCATCTGTGTTGTAGATATCTGTAACAGCAATCTCCTCACTCTTAAAGTAATTGTAGATAGCTTGAAACAACTGTTTCATTCTTTTTCCACTCTAAAAATAAATGAAGCTTTTGGAAATCCTTTACATCCTCTAACCCAACAACAATTTCTTTCGTATGGACAATTCATTTTTCCTGTTTGATAACAAGGTTCGCAACCTTCTTGAATCTGAGTTCTACGAACAAAAACTACTACTCCCGAGTTGTTATCATGTCCTTCCACCTGTAAATATTTCCTTAATCTTACTCCAGCACTGCTCTAGGGCTGGTCTTAGAAAAGGTTTAGGTTGTGTACCAGGATGATGCACCACTTTTACAGGATGATCTGCTCCTGGCCAAAACAATGCTTCCTTTGTATCAGGTTTAATTAAATGCGGCTTTGATCCTAGCTCAACTATTAGACCATATTCTACATTAGTTCCAACTATCGCAACATCTCCCTCCACTTCATGCGTAATGCTTCTAGCTAGTTTACCTGTTCTTCTTGGACAGATTTGTTTAGCTGCCCTCTCTACTTCTATAGCAGATAGTTCTAAACACTCATGTTTACGTCTCCCTATCTCGTTAAGAATATCATCTGTATTATCTTCAATTCTCATTACTCAAATATCCCAAGCTCAATTTTTAGATATCTATCAGCTTCATCTAAGTTAACTATGTTAAGTATCTCGTAAGTTTTCTCATTGTAGCTTATTCTGTCCTCTTGAACAATATCGACTACTGAACAGTACATGTTACAAGCTCTTACTTTTCCACTCTTCCCAACTTCAGTTCGTTCTGATCCACTTGTCCACTGTAACCTACAAGGAAGATCCTCTATGTGAGTAGTTACAACTTCTGTTGAACCTAGAGCTGTATTAGTAGAAGTAACTCTTAGAACATCAACTGTTTTGTTAAATAAGTGGGTCATTTATCATTTCCACCTTATAAAATCAATTTGTACCTATCTAGCGCTGGTT